CAAGTCCACAACCTCGCCGCCTTCGTTCTCCAATTGCTTGAGATACTCACGCGGAACCAGACCGTAATACGTCAATAAACGAACTTTATCGTCACGGTATTGCGTAACTTCCTGCGTTGGCTCTAAATCATTGTCATCCGAGTCTGTGCCAATGTCCACCTTGCGGTAGATACCCTTCTCCATACCCTCAACAATCTTCTGAATGCCGACAAATTTCTCAATTGCCACACCCATGCAGTCATCAATGCTCGTTCCATTGGGGTCATACAAAAAATTCTTAGGGTTAACCGGCACAATCTTCACCGCAATGCGGCTTTTTTCCACCACACCAATAGCGGCTTGACCCATCTGGCCTGGAATTGGCTGAGTTGCTGGCTCAAAGACCTTTTCCGTCTTCACCACAATCTCACCAATGCCCGTGCCGTAGATTTCAGCCATTAACTCAATCTGGTCAATTGATTTTCTAATTTTGTCCTGCTTAAAGTCTTCCATTAACTGGGCTTTAAGCATTTCAACATCCAAAGGATTGCCGTTTATGTCCTTTAGGTCATCCTCAATATCAAAGAAATCGCCCTGACCAAAGATGGCTTCCATAATCTCAGCGTGCCGAGTCTCCACCGCCTGCTGCGTGGCAGGGGTAACTATGCGTGAACGCTCAGATTCGCGTGTTTTGTCCTCCGCAGCCCATTCACCACGGAAAATACGCTCATATTCAAGGTATTTTGAGAGAAAATTGGTATCGCGGTAGTCACGCCAGCGGTCACAATGGCTAACAACAAAGTCCGTAAGCTCTTTGTCGCTTTCTGAAGGTTCTTCGAAATCGTTTTGATCCATGATTTACCTTATATTCCAGCAATTATGTCCATTGGCTCCCACTCGTCTTCTGCTTCTTCAAAGTAGGTTGTAACGGCCAATTGGTCAATGTATGACAATGCATCCGGCAGGTCATCGTGAACACCTTGTGATGGGAACATAAGAAGCTGGTCAACAAAGTCATCCCACTCTTCTTCGCTGTTCAATACCACCCTGCCATGCTCAAACCGCCCTTGCAATGACCAGATGATTCTATCAGTCTTCTTCCTGTTACCGTGCGTTAAATCAACAATGTGACTATACACATTGTTTTTTCGCATCAAATCACTCAAATACGGCAGTACAGCATTCTTCAAAGCCCCCTTCTCAATCCCAATACTTAGTGGCCGGTATTCCCGCATTGCCATCAGTATCTTGGACGCCGTCTCACGAATATCCCACCTTCCGTGCTGAATCTCTTTGACAAACCACACCCCCTCATCCGTCACCTTCACAATGGCAATGGCCGTCTCATCCAGGCGCTTCTTAGAGTTAGCCGCCTGCCTTGCCACCTCTTCAAACCCCGCCAAGTCAACCGCCACAAAATAGCTGCCATGCTCCGGCTCCACGCCATACTTCAGCCATTCCTCTTTAAATACATCCGCGCCAGCATTGGAGAATGACGCCATGTACTCCTGTTTGAAAGAAAAAGTAGATAGCGTCTTTTTGGCTGACTCAATCTCATCTGGGTCAATCAAAGGGTTATCAGCCGTGGTGAAGTGCCAAGACTTCCAATCCTTATCCTGCTCACCCTGCCCCAGCTTCCACAAATCATGGAACCAGTTCCTACCCTTGGGCGTACCAATAAACATGGCCCGACCCTTCTTGTCTGACAGTGATGCCCGAATAACTTGCTCCCAAGCCTCTGGCTTAATGTCTGCCACCTCATCCAGCACGGCATAGGTCAAACTCACCCCGCGCAACGTATCCGGCCTATCTGCACCGCGCACGTGTATCCTTGCACCATTGATCAGCGTAATGTCCAAGTTATTGACGTGGCTCGACTGGATAACCTCCCGCCCCAGATCAAGTAACAAGTCCCAAATAATCTGCCGCGACTGCCCCATCGTAGGGCTTACATACAGCACCGCCGACCCCTGTGGACACCGCAGCCCCTCAATAATCAGCGTAGTTGCCGCCAGCCTAGATTTACCGCAACGTCGTCCAGCAGCAATAACCTTAAACCTTGTTTGGTCTGTATATACGGTTTGCTGCCATGGCAGTAGGCTAAATGTTAGGTCAGACATTGGTTTTATTAGACATTGGAAACATCAGTAATATCCTCTGCTTCAAGGATTGTTGGCTCTTGCCCCAAACCAGTGATGTTGATGGTGACTGCACTGCGCTGGTGTTTGTCTTTTTCAAACATACTCACCGGCAGTGTGCGGTCTATACACATCTTTAGCGCCGTCATCTGACCTGGGTGATTGTCGTCAAGTGCAATCTGGATTACCTTCTCGGCCACATCCTTCCCGCCAGAACGAATCATCAACTCTTTGAGTTCCTTGATTCTTTGGTGGTCAGTCTTTGGTAACACCAGTGGAGGATTGTCAGCATAACGCTGGATAGTCATCTTTACCGGACGACCACGCTTTTTTGGTTCAGACACTTTTATCCTTTCGGGAAGTTTGCGACATTGTATTACTTTTTAAATTTGGCTTTTTTACTTTTTAAATTTGGCTTTTTAGCTTTTTTCAGAACGGGGGAGGCTCCCGTAACTTTTACAAGCCAACAGCACCCCTCCCCCCCCATCAAAATCGTTGTCCACAGGTTGCCCACAGCATATTCACAAGTTGTCCACAGCTTACGCACAGCATATGCACAGCATATGCACATATGCACAGGCTATGCACAAGTTATCCACAGTTTACGCACACTGGCCGGCGCACTTAACATAACGCCCGTTGTATCAAGTAGCGCAGCAGAGAGAATCGACCAGCTGGCGGGCTGGCGAGCGCCAGGGAAAGCGAAGGGGAAGGGGAAAAAGAAGGTGGCAGCCTCCCGGCCATACCTGACCAAGCCACAATTAAATTACTGACCAGTATTTTTTGTAACTATCCAGTCCAAAATATTACTGTCTGGTCTATATCCAGCATTGTGCAGCGTGGCATAAATCGCCAGTAGATCGCGAAATCCACGGGTCAGGCACCCAGCTCCAGCTGCGAGCAAAATGGCCCGTTCCTGGTCATTTAAACGCCGCCTAAATTGAACCGTATCCACTTTGCAAGGTCTGGCCATAAATCACCCCAATAGTTCCATAACCATCGAATTATCACGCATAAAACGATCCGCATCGCTTGCACATTTGCACACACCTTAAGGTGTGTGTGCAATGATGCATGAAAAGCGCTGTTTTGCCCCTATTTGCACAAATGCATAAATGCAAAAATATGCATTTGTGCAAGAAAAACTAAGGGTAAACCCCTACAAAATGGTGCAATAAATTCTGTCGCATGCTACAAAATCCGCTACACTAACAACCATGGTGCAGCAATAGTGCGGCACCAAAAACAGGAGAAACCACATGACTAAATCAGAAACCCGCGAAGTAACACTCACAATTAAATACGGCCAAACCCTTGGCGCAGACTACATGGCGCGCGCACTGTCTGCACTGTACCGCGCAGCTCGTAGCAACAAGTCGCAAAACGAAATTATGGCAATAGCCCTAGCGTACAGCGTTGTAAGCAACGACGAATTCATTGTTGGCTGACAGCTCCAGCTACTGCCTATTTTGTAGGCAGTGGCGGGAATTGTCCCGATAACCCTTATTGGAGAAAAGATGAGCCTTGAACAAATTACCTACATTATTCAGCGCTGCCACGTGTGCTACTGGGCTAGGCATGAGGCCGAGATTGAAGGGCGGCCTTATTCGGACACACTTTACGACAGGCCCTGACAGTCCCAGCTACTGCGCCCAGTGCGGGCGCAGTGGCGGGAATTGTCCCGTTACCAAAGGAAAATTATGGAAAACCAAAAAATTCTCGGATACATCGCATACGAAGGCCCTTCGATCATCGATGGCGCGCCAATTGTCGTTATCGTCAACAAAATCACCGGCGCAAGTAAAAACGGCAAAACGGGTGACATTGTGCAGAGCTTTATCATCCGCAGTGACGTTAACCCGGTCAAAGCACTGCAAACCGGTGATGATGAGAGCATATGCGGCCAGTGCGAGCATCGACCAAAATTGGCACGCAAAACGGGAAAAGTGCCATGCTACGTACAAGTCGCAAAGTCAGTGCTGGCGGTTTATAACGCGTATTTGCGCGGCCGCTACGTGCGCGCGGATCCGGCCACTATTGCAAAAGCAATGGCCGGGAAAGTAGTCCGGATTGGCACATATGGCGA